GGGTATCCTCATCCTGATTATAGGCAAAGAATTCATGGAAAGAAAAACCAGCAGGCGCATGATTTTGCCAATAAAGTAGAAAAAGAAATACTTGAAATGACTAGTGTAGATTGGGAACAACATGAGAAACGTGTTAATAAAGTAAGATATAAAAAGGCTGAAGAATGAGAAAAGCAAAAGATTTAACAAAACCAAAAGTAAAAGAAAAGATATTAAAGCTCCCGATTTCTAAATTTATAGATGTTAAATTTAGAGATTATGCAGTGTATGTTCTTGAGTCAAGAGGCATTCCTAGTTTTTATGATGCTTTGACTCCGGTTCAAAGATACATTCTAAAAAATTCGCCATCATCTTTTAACAAAACTTTAACAGTTGTTGGAAAATGCATTCAAGATGGTTATCATCATGGAGATTGTATTTTTGGAAATACAAAAATAAATCTTGCAGATGGAACGCAAATAACTATTGAAAAATGGTTTGAAGAATATCCAGATGCTATTTTAATGGTAAAATCCATTGATGAAAATGAAAATGAAGTAATAGGGTTGGCACATTCGCCAAGAATAGGACAAGAAACTGATGAATATCTTGAAATAGAATTAGAAAGCGGAGAGATTATAAAATGTACTAAGAATCATCCATTTTATGTAAATGGAAAATGGATTAAAGCAGAAGATCTTAATAAAGATGATGATATTTATACATTAAGTTAAAATTTTTTATAAATCCTTGATAATATATACATAAAAAAGGATATCATCATGGATAAAAGAATTTGTAAACACTGTGGATGTAAATTTTATTCTACAAAAAAATATAAAGATAGTGAATATTGTAATGTATGTAGAAAATATCATAAAAAATGTGAAATTTGCGAAAAAGAAATATTCGTACAAGCTAGAACTTGTAGTAAAGAATGCGCATATGAATTAAGAAAACAAAGTTGGAGAAAAACTTGCGGGACTGATCACAATTTTTCAAAACATTCAACTTCTAGAAAAAAATGGGAAGAAAAATTATTCGATGAAGAAGGAATAATTAATGTTTGGCAAAGACAAAATGTTAAAGAAAAATGTAAACAAACACATATAAAAAATTTGGGAGTAGAAAATCCATCACAATCTGTTTTAATAAAAAAGAAAATAAGAAATACATTTGTTGAAAAAGGATTATGGACGCCCATTAAAGAGTTAACAGAATTTGAAATTTATAGATATAATGTTTGGCAAATAAGTATGAACAATATTAAAAAATATAAAAATAAATTATTAACATTATGTAAAAAATACAATAAAGAAAAAATTTACAAAGAAAAATTAGCAATTGATCATAAATATTCTATATTCGAAGGATTTAAACACAAAATAACTCCTGAAATAATAGGATCAATTGTAAATATACAATTATTAACTATTTCTAAAAATTGTTCAAAAAATAGTGCATGTTCTATTACTTTGCAAAAACTATTAAATGATTATAATAATTTTATAAATGAAAATAAAATCAATAAAAGTAATTAAATCTAATACCCCTATAAAATTTTATGATATAACTGTGGATGATTATCATAATTTTTCTATATGTAATTCTAATATAATTACACATAATAGTTCTTTAACGGGAGCAGTAAATAAACTTACTCGTCCATTTGGAAATGCTCTACAGATTCTTGAAGGCTATGGTTTCTTTGGATCCGAAGTTTCTCCTTCACCAGCAGCTGCTAGATACACTTCTGTTAAACTTTCAAGTGCAGCTAATGATATCCTCAATAAATACTCATATCTCACTACAAGAGAAATAGATGGACCATATTATCCATTCTGGATGGATATTCCATTAGGTTTAGTGACACCAATAGTTGGCATAGCAGTAGGATATAAAACAACTATACTTCCAAGAAAGTTAAAAGACATACAAGATTTTCTTGAAGGCAAACGTAAAAGTGTTAAACCATATTTTGAAGGATTCAATGGCAATATTGAAAAATATAAAGGTGTTGATAAAGCGTGGATCATATCGTCAAATATAAACATTGATGGCAAGAAAATAATGGTAAGAGAAATACCACCGGTTCTTAAGTATGAAAGTGCTATTAGAAAATTGGATCATCTCATAAGTAAGTATGAGAGCAACATTCGAATAATTGATAATTCAAATACAAAGGTAACTGTTGATATAATTTATACAGGAAAAAGCAAAGAAGAATGGGAAGAAGTATTGAAATTTGTTCATAAAGCATTCTCTATCATTGTAACAGAAAATCCTGTATTTATAAAAGATGGACAGGTTCTTACTTATGATTCTATTGAACAGTATCTTGAAGATTACAAATGGCAGGTAGTTAGATTAAAGCTGCAAAATACTCAATATGAAAGAAATAAATTAGATTTTGAATTGAGATTTAATCATGACAAAGAATTATTCATATCTTTTATACTGGCTAAGAAAAGAACCAATGATGAAATTACCGTATGGTTAAAAGATTATGATAAAGAGATTTGTGAAAGACTTGAGAGAATGACTGCTCGTAAATTCACTGTTGATGAATTAGAATTCACAAAGCAGGAAATAAAAAGACTTACAACAGAATTAAAAGATAAAGAAAAAGAACTTAAAGAAGCCAAGAAAGCATTTGAATCATATGATGATCATACATTGGCACGAGGTGTTGGTCATAAAACAAATGTAGTCAATTTATTTGAAACAAATGACATCGAAATAATAGATGATGTCACTGTATGGGACGGGCAAGATGTTTATGATGAAAAAGTTGAAATTGAAATAGATGAGGATGAATAAATATATAAATGTGTTAAATAAGTTTGTTAAATGATCAGTAAACAAGAATTTGAAGCTGCATATAGAAAATTTCCTCCATCACCAGCAGAAATGTTTTTTATAAAGCACATCTCTATCCATAGTGCGCATAATAATTTATTGGTTATTATGATAATCGCATTTTTATTGATGGCACCTTTTATAACAGAGGTAATTTTACATAGTGTTCATGCTAGAGGAATTTACAAACTTATTCCTAGTTTTTCTTATATGTTTATTTTAGCATTTCTTGGTATTTTTATATATTATGCTTGGTTAAAAAAATCTCAACGATATAATAAAATAAGAAAACATTTAGGAATATCTAAACAAGAATACAGAAAACTAATCGATACACACTATTACAATAGATATTTAAGTACAGAAGATTATGTTAAATACAATACAAAAAATTCTCATAATGGTGATATGTGTAAAACAGATGATGAAAAATAATAATAAACTATAATAGTTGTTAAAGAATAATTAAAATAGAGTAAACTTAAAACTTTACTCCATTTCTTTTATAAAATTACAAAATAGAATTACTAAACACATAAAATTATGACATCTACTAAAAAGACGATTGAATTTACAGCGAAAAATGTAAAAGCATTTTCAAATTGGCTCAGAAGATTCGCTTCCATAGACAATTCATTATTGTTAGAGATTGATGAAAAAACATCTAAATTCATCGCTAAGGCATATAATGAAGAGAGAAGTGTAGTCAAAATGAGTGAGATAAAGTTTGATGATGCAGGTTTAACTACAAAGGTATCTAAAGAACCTAAAAGAATTAAGGTTGGTATATTTAATATCCCAAGATTGATTAAAATAATTGATCAATTTAGTGATATGGAATTTACATTTATAGTAAATTATTCAGATCTTGTAAGTGAAGAATCTACTCAGTATGCAGGTGAAACACTTCTTTTAAAGAATAAGAATCTTAAAATGAGTGTAGACTGCACATCTCTTAATATTTTTAAATACATCACAGATGATTTATTTAAAACACAAATTGCTCAAATGGATGCAATTGGCACATTTGAATTGACAAAGGCACATCTTGATAAAATAAATTCATTATGTGCATTGGATAATGAACACAAATTCATAGAATTTAAGTTTGCTGAAAATACCGTTTATGTATCTGGTAAAGTATTTGAGTATTTAATAGAAGAGAAAAAAGATTTAAAAGATGCATCTATAAATGTATATAAGGATCAATATTCAAATGTAGACATTGAAAATTATGATGTGGAACTCGGCGAAGATCGCTTAGTATTCAAATCGAAAGATAGTGACACTGTATGTGTGGTGTCTATGACCACAGACAGTGAGTAAATTCATGTCTTTTTCATTAGAAAATCCCGGGTCCTCCGGGATTTTTGATTTAACAATGTGGAATATATAAAATAAAATTGTTATATTAGCATCATGTTTTACCCAAAATTATATGAAGTGAAAGGTCTAAATAAAAATAGAGTAGGATACATACGAGACAAATTAGTAAAAAATTTTCCCGAAAAATACATAGTTCATCATTCTAAAAATACACGTATTATAAATAAGCCCGGCGTTATACTTACTATAGATGAATTAGTTGAAGATTTTAAAACCGTTGTAACAGATGTAAATGACCCTATAAACGTAGATATAAATAGCATACAAATTTTAAGTCCCGATGAAGATCCATATGCAAAATTTGATACATCATCAAGATATAGCTCTATTAAATTTAAATTAGATGGTGTATATGTTGGTCTTGTTTACGCAGATAGTAATTATGCTAAAAAAACAACAAGAACCACTACACATTTCAAAGAAGGCTTAGTGATATTTTTTATTAAAAATTATGAGAAATATAAAGATATAAATAAATCTAAAGAAGAATATACAAATCTAATACAATCTTTAATAGATGATATACAAACAAATAACATTGAAGGCGTAGATACACAAGAAGTAGATAGTATTATAACCCAGCTTTTAACTAATGTATCTGAATTTAATGAAAAAATTTTTAGTGGCATATTAAATGCTATGTCTATAGGTATAAAATTAGGAAATACACCTTATTCTGAGTGGACTGTATATAGAGATAAAGAGTTTTTTACTAAAATTAAGAATGATGCAGCAACAAATTTAGGTTTTAGTAAAAAAGAAGTTGACAAGTGGTGTCCTATGGATTTTATATTAGTAAAACCCGGAGCAGAAAATAAAATTTTAAGTGTATGGGCAGAAGCAAAAGATCTTGAAACAGAAGAATTTAAAATAGGCAGATATAATAGTGTATTTGTAGATACAGATAAAATAGACATATTAGATGATAGTAAATTAATATTGGCAATATCTTTAAAAGAACATAATTCACAAGCTGGCTGGGGAAAAGGTTATTTAAGTAAAACTCAAAAAGTAAAAGATGATTATGATTTAACTAAAGAAGAGCTTCAGTGGACCACTGATAAATTTTTAGAAGAGATTGTAACTCAAAGAAAAAAAGTTAATACTATTTTATCGGGTCTAAAAGAAGGAAAGTATTATATATATGAAATGGAAAATCCAATCAATGGATTTAAAAAAATAGAATCTGCTAAAATAAAATATGCTTCTTTAAAATTACTTAATTATTTATTGAGTAAAACATCGGTAGATAACATATTCATCAATAGCTTATTAACTTATTCAATGGGATTAGGAAAAAACCCTCCATTTTTTGTATTAACTGGAAATAAGGAAGGAGACGCTGAAAAAATACATATCAACAAACGTGAACAAAAGGGCGCAGTAGAGTTATGCCATATATTATATAAGAATAAACCGGGAAAAATATTAATAAAAGATAGTAATAATGCTACTGGAATAGAAATAAGATATTCTGCTAAAGTATGTGGAGAATTAAATAAAATTTATGCATACATTAGAAAGCCTGGCACAAAATCTTCAAATGTAAGTATTTCCATTAATAAATCTAAAAAAATGGATGAATCAACAAAATCTTTTTATCCAAGATTAAATGAAAAGTTTGAAGAAGAATCTGATCCTATTGCAGATATGAAAATTGGCATTGCCCATCGCATAGAAGAATATATTGATGAAAATGATGATGGTGATGTTAGAAACGGATTTTTAACAAAATTACAATTCATTGTTGCATCTGATTTAGATAATGAAACTAGAAAAGTGTGGACAGAATATCTTTTAAAAGATGGTGATGAAGATGTAAATAGTTGGGAAGAAACCGATGTGATTGAGATGGATAATATAGGTGTAAAAATCTTTCCAAATTTATCACAGCTTCCATTTGAAAATATATCATACAAATATAAAGACGGTAAATATTTTCTTTATGCAAAAGATTGGGCCGATTTTTCAGATTTTTTTCAAAGTAATAATGAAATGAACAAAAAAACAGCAGAACAGATATTATCTGGTGAAGGCTATGAAATATTTGATTCTGTTGGATATGGAACTAATTTGAAAGATATTTTATCGTGGTTAAACGAAAAAGAAGCTAAACAAGTATTCAATATATTAAAACCTGCATGTGAAGAAGAATTAGAAGAAGCTAAAGAAGCAACTAATTTATCTCATTTATTTTACTTAATTGAAAAAAAGCGTGAATTAGATGCAATTCATAGCGATATACTAAGAGTAGTGTCAAACTTACTTGTATTTTCAGCTGAAAGTGAAGCATTTAAAGATCTTCAACGTGCAATTGAAAAACAATATAAGATGACATTTGTAAAAGATGAAAATGCAGAGATTTTAACATTCAACATTGCTGAAAAAGGTCTTTATGATTTATTTTTGGCTAACTGGGAAGAAGATAAGAGAATATATTTTTACCCACCTCAATATGGTTGGCAGGGAGAATTAGATTTTAAAACATTTATAGAAGATCTCCAAGAAAATCTGTAAGTTAAAAATATGTTAATTTATAATTAAAAATTTAAATTCGATGTTTTTATCTAATACTGCTTGTTTTTTTAATTCGTTTATTTTTTTATGAATATCATACGTAAATTGAGATTTAACTTCATAAATTTTATTTTCTGATTTAACATAAATATCAGGATAATAAATATGTGTATGATTATTTTTATCTATATATGTTATTTGTCCTATTTCATTTTCAATATTTTTTCTTCCAACAAATATATCATTTTCTTCATATTTTTTTAATAACATATCTAATGCGTATGCTTCATTTCCTTGAATTTTTACTATTTTTCCAGATGGCAAAGTGTATTCTTTGTATTTCGACATCGGAATTAAAAGATCGCCATAACGTTGAATTTTTGTGTTGATCATTTTTTCTAATGTTGCGGGATTTTTTAACGGATTATTATATCCGGTATTTTTATATAACGTTTCTTTACATTTATCTAAGATGACAGGCAATTGCCAAGAATATTCTGCCCCCAATTTTTCTTTTGTTTTATTTCGAGTATATTTTGAATTAATAACGTATTCATTACCATATTTTTTAAAATTTGTTTTTTTGGTTTTATCATTTTTAATTTTTATAGTTTCTACAGACATATGTTTTTGATTATACACAGATGCGCAAGATTTAGAACAAAAGTGTTTATTTATAGTGTTATTTAGTTTACGTGTTTTATACGAAAATTGTTTATTGCATTCTTTACATATTTTATTAACTATTATTTCAGGTGAATTTTCTTTTTTATGTTGACCAGAAATTTTTGCTCCTAATAATCGTCCACAATTTTTACAATGTTTACTATATCCAACATTAAAATTTCTAAACGCCGTAATTTTTCCACAAATAGGACAATGATGTATTTGTTCATCGTGTAATAATACATAAATTTTTTCTACATGTGAAGTATCCGTTATTTCAGTATTTTTAAAATAATTATTTATCCATTCTAATTCTTTAAAATGTTTCGAAGATTTGTAACTTTTTAATTTTCCAAAAATTCTTATATGATCGTAAATTGAATTAATTACCTGTTGTTTTTTCATGATCATAATGTTTTATTTATATATCTAACAAACTGTTAAAATATTCATCAATTATAAATAATTAACAAAACTTTAACTATATACATTTATATAAATAATAAAAAACATGGAATTTAAATTAACAAATATAGATCCATATAATTGTAGTACTGAAGAACTTGAAAAAGAAATTCAAAAATTAAATTCTATTAAGGAAGAATATGCCGGGCGCGAACAGGCTATAAAGGTGTTTATAAATTCAATTTATGGTGCCTGCGCATCACCTTACTTTGTAGGGTATAATATTTATGTGGCTGAAGCGGTGACTCTCCAGGGGCAAGATGTGGCAAAATATGCAAGTAAAACCATTGATGACTATTTCATGAATGTTTGGCATTTGGATAAGAAACTTCATGAACAATTAGGAATAACATATGCAAATAAGATAACTGAAAAGACTGTGACTATTTATATGGATACGGATTCGGCGTTCATTACCTTTGAACCTGTATTAAAATCATGTGATTATTCAGGAAGCCCAATTGATTTCATTCTTAAAATAAAAGAAATGAGATTGAATTTCTATCTAAAAGAAAAGTTTGAAGAGTATGCTAATAAGCATAACACAAAGAATATACAAGATCTTGAATTAGAAAAAATATCCTATTCAGCAATCATGGTTGCTAAAAAGAAATATATTCTTGACTTGGCCTGGAAAGAACCGGGTGTTACTTTCAAACAGCAAGAAAAGATTAAATTTGTAGGTGTTGAAATTGTTCAGGGGTCTACTCCAAAATTTGCAAGAAAAATTCTTAAAGATATGATGAGAATGGCTTGTGAAAAGGCACAAAACTTACAATATTCTGAAGTAGTTAAGAAACTAAAAGAATATAAAAAAGAATATGTTCTTCAAAATCCAGATGATATTGCAAAAACTCAAGCAATTGGTGATTATGAAAAATATTGTTTAGAAGATAAAAAAGAAATAAGATTGGAACTTAAATGTCCAATGAATGTAAGAGCAGCAGCAATGTATAATCACAAACTATTAAATAGTAAATGGAGAACAAAATACAACTTAATTAAAACAGGCGATAAATTAAAGTTCTATTATACAAGAGATGAAAATGAAGTCTTTGGTTTCCTCCCAGGAAATTATCCATATGAATTTGCTCCAGAAGTAAATCATGACATCCAATTTGAAAAAACTGTAATAGAGCCATTCAATAGAATCTTAGAAGCAATGGGCTTTAATCCAGTTCCTAGAAATTTGATATACGCCAAATCTTTATTTTAAAAACACTTTTATAGCAACATTTTTTTCTTCATAATTCTTTGATATATAATATTAAAAATTACATTAAAGCATTATGAGAAAATTACTTATGATTACATTAGTCTTATTAGTAACATTATTTACACAATGTGAAAATACAAATGAACCTATCATTGATCCTATAGAGGAACCCATTCTTATTATTGATCATAAATTGGCGAACTTAACTTCTATTCCTGCAAACTGGATTGATTCTGCTAAAACAAAATTACACATAGCGTATGAGCATTCATCTCATGGAAGTCAATTAGTTGACGGCATGAGTGGTTTAATAACATGGAAAGGTGAAAACTACCAGGGGCTTTATCTTAGGGATCATGCAATAACAGGCTGGTCAGATTTAGGAAGTGCAACATGGGACGCCGATACTCGAAATTATCTTAATTCACACACTGAAATAAATGTTGTCATGTGGGCATGGTGTGGTCAAGTAAGCACTGCAACAGAAGATTATATTAACCTTTATTTAGAAAAAATGAATAACTTAGAATATGATTATCCTAATGTTAAATTTGTTTATATGACAGGACACTTAGATGGAACAGGTGAAGCCGGAAATCTTAACTTACGTAATGAACAAATACGAAATTACTGTGAGCAAAATAACAAAATACTGTTTGACTTTGCTGACATTGAATCATATAATCCTGATGGCGTGTATTATTTAAATGAAGGAGCAAATGATAATTGTGATTATGTTGCAGGTAACTGGGCAATTGAATGGCAAAATTCTCATGAATTAAACGTTCATTGGTATAATTGTTCTTCTGCACACAGTCAGCCGCTTAACGCAAATTTAAAAGCTTATGCTGCATGGCAATTGTGGGTTGCACTTTCAAAGATCGTATAACGTAATTTAATTTTATACTTTAAATATATAAAATAAAATCAATACTATGTTCTTATACGAAGCAGTTAATCCTCTTCATGGATTGCCAAAACACTGGATAAAATATCTTACTGAAAGATACGGAAAACAACCTGGTTATTATTATGGTAAAGAACTGGCTGGTGAAAGTAGTCATGTTCAGGAACTACCAAAATTTGATGCTCCCACTATAAGAAACGCGTTTAAAGATGAAAACGTTATTGCAATCATAGGAAGAAAAGAAGGTGAACCTCTTTTTATGATTGTTCATCACTACGAAAAAATAACAAAATATCAAATTTTTGAAGTAACTCCGGGTAGAGGACGTTATGATTCTAAAATGAAAGGCTATTATAGAGGAAGATCATCAAGAGATAAAGATGATGATTACACAATGCCTGAAATTATGGAAATTCTTAATCAAATGGTTGCTGATAAAAACTTTGCAAATGTAACAGTAGAATCAATAACAAAAGATCCTGTAAGAGGACAAAAAATTGAAGCTAGAGGAAAATTAAGAAGTATTGTTGATCCATTTGCTCCTGAATCATATGATACCTATAATAAAAAACCTCATGCTTCTCCAAAGCAAAAAGAATTGATTAAAAAATATGCTGCAGCTAAACATCCTAAATTTGATGAAAAAGTAAATAAAGAAGTTGAAGAAATAAAGAAACAGGTAATGCAAACAATAGATGCTGCACTAGTTAAAACTATTCAAGATGTTAAAAAAGGATATACTTTTAGTATTGATAAAAAAACTTTAGGTGAGCAAATAGTAGCAAAGATAAATCTTGAACCATTAAGAAAATTAGCAAGCGCTTATAGTGCATTGCAAACTTCATGGGGCACTGAAGATAAGCCTGGAGATGTTGCTAGTAAATTAAAACAGTTGGGCTTACAATAATATACACATTCGTTAAAACTTTCCGTTAGTATTTATATAAAATATATAAAATCACAACTTATAGTACTATGAAAGGATCATCATTTAAATACATTATTGTAACGTGGCCCGAATCACAGGATTATATTGGAAAAATCAATTGTCATCTTATTAATGATGATAAAGGTTTTATGAAATATGGATCTTCGGCTTATTTTGTAAGAGAAGATGTATATGAAAAAGTACAATTTTTAAATACACACCCAATACTTAATAAAGAAAAATATGGCTAAAAAAGTATCTAATGATAAGACGCCTAATCCTAAAAAATCGTCTTTCAGTGAGTTGAATGATGCACTAAGTAAAATATCACCTGATGGGTCGATAATTGATGATAGTGTTTATGCAAGAATTGATGAATGGATTCCTACAGGATCATATATTCTTAATGCAGCAATGAGTGGATCTATATTTGGTGGTATGCCAAATAGAAGATCGCTAATGTTTGCGGGACAAGAGGGAACAGGAAAAACATATCTTGCATGTAGTCTTGCAAGAAATGCACAAGCAATGGATTATTTTCCTGTATACTATGATTCAGAAGGCTCTATTGATATAGATTTTGCTAAACGTTTAGGCATTGACACAACAAAATTTCGTATTGAAAATGTTGGAACGGTTGAAGAATTTACTACTCTAGCTGCTAATTTAAATGAGACCTTTGCTGAATTTAAAAAGGAAGGAAAAACACTTCCTAAAGTAATGGTTATTCTTGACTCATTAGGTAGTCTATCATCAACTAAAGAAAAGAATGATGCTATTTCAGGCTCTGATAAAAGAGATATGACCAAGCAACAAGCTATTCGTAAAACTTTTAGAGTCATTGGAAACGATTTTGCTAAAAATGGCATTCCATTTATTATCTGTAATCATGTGTATGCTAAGATTGGTTCTTATATTCCTGGTGATGAAATATCTGGTGGAGGCGGTGGAAAATATTCGCCCTCAATAATGTTTGTGCTTACAAAATCTAAATTAGAAGATAAAGATTCTGAAGCACATGTTAAGAAACATGGTATTGAAGCTACACGAGTAGGTATAGTTGTAACTGTTCATCCATATAAGCAAAGATTTGCTCGTCCTATAAAAGTTCAAATTCATATTCCATTCTATAAGAAACCTAATCCATTTGTAGGTCTTGAGAAATTTGTTACATGGGAAACTTGTGGAATTGTAAGAGGTAAAATGCTTACTGAAAAAGAATACTTAAAACTAACAGATGCAGAACAGAAAAAGTGCCCTGAGTTTAAGAGTGCACAAGGTGATAAAGTATATGCTCAACCTAAAGATACAGCAAGAAGTCTTGTATGTAAGCATTTAGGAGGAGAAGTTCCACTATCTGAATTGTATACCGAAAAAGTATTCACTGATGAAGTTCTTCATCAACTAGATGATAATATCATTAAGAAAACATTTATGCTTCCAAGCATAGAATCACTTGAAGATCTTGCTGAAGTAACAGAAGATATAGTAGAAGCTGAAATGGGTGATGGCTCTTCACCTGATGAACTTGATATTGATTTAGGCGAATTAAGAATTCATTCTGAAGAATAATCTGTGTTAAATCATTAACAAAAATTTAAAGTCTAAAGAAAAACTTTAGGCTTTTTTTTCATTAAAATTATAAATAATCTTTTATATGCTGCCTATTGATGAAAGAAATGTCAAGATAAAAAACCTTATTGGTATTGTAAGTAATCCTACGCATGAAGACCTTCTTTTTGAAATTGTAAATTTTATGAACGATGAGAGAAGATATGATGGAGAATTTAAACTTCGAGATGTAGCACTAAAAACTAGAGTAAGAATTTCTTCCGAGTTATCAGATGATGTAGATGAGCTTATAGGTAAAGGATATATTGAAAAATTAAAGTATTCAAGTTATCGTGTGATTAAACATTTATGGGAAAAATCAATATAATATAAAAATAGATTATGATTCACGGCTATCAAGAACAAATATTTTATCATTATATTTTACAAAATCCGCTTTTTCTTGGCGTTACAAAATCAGATTTTTTCACAAATGCAAGTGTGAGAGAACTGTTTGAGATTGCAAAAGAACATGCGTTAAAATATAAAGAGCCACCTTCAAAAGAACAAATGATTCAGTTAGTTCAAATAAAAGGATTGGCAGAAAAATATAATGATGATTTGGTTGAAAGCCTTTATAATACAAAGCAACTTTTAGCTCAATATGAAGATCAATGGCTTGAAGAAAATGTTGGTCCCTGGATTCAGATAAGGAATTTAGATAACGTTATACGTAAAGTAATTGCGTATATGAAGACATCTAAAGTTACACCTGATAATGCAAAAGAAACAATTGAGAAAGTAAGACATATGCTTTCGTCTGAAACTGCTATTGATTTTACTTTTAATATGGGAAAGAACTTTTTTGATGCAGCAGCTCACTTACAAACAAGATTGGCAAGAACATCTACAGGCTATGATTATATAGATATATGCACTAAAGGTGGATATTGGAAAGGATCACTTATGGTTCTTTTTGGTATGCCTAAATCTGGAAAATCTATGTGGATGTGTAATATGGCTGCAAAATCTGTAATGATGGGGCATAACACTGCTTATATAACTTTGGAATTACAAGAAGAATTGGTAAATATGCGTATTGGTGCAAACCTATTGAATATTCCATTAGATGATTATGAAGCTGTTACACATGATCAAGATTTGCTCAAAACAAAATTAAATCATTTAAAGCAAAAAGCTATAAAACCATTAGGTGAATTTCACATTAAAGAATTTCCATCTTCAACAGCATCAGCAAATGATATTAGTGCATATTTAAGAAAAGCACAAGAATTATTAGGATATAAGTTTGATAATGTCTTTATTGATTATCTTAACATTATGAAAAATTGGAGAAATGCTAATAGTGAAAATACTTACATGAAAATAAAGCAAATCTCTGAAGATATTAGAGCAATGGGGCAAGAAAATGGCTGGGCAGTAATTTCTGTAACACAAACAAATAGAAGCGGGTGGGAAGCAAACGATTTAAGTATTACATCCATAGCTGAATCTGCAGGTTTATTACATACTGTTGATATTTTATTTGGTATTTGCACAGATGCTCAAATGAAAGCAAAAGGTGAATATTTCTTAAAGTGCTTAGCCAATAGAGTTGCAGGTTATGAAAACACACGAAAAAGATACACTATAGATTGGAAACACGCAAGAATAGAAGAAGATAGAAATTCTCCAATTCAAGATATGGAATTCTTTATAAATCAAGTAGCAGTTGGTCAAAAATATCCAAGAGGACATAAATCAACTACAACAACAATAAATGCAGCAATTAGCAACAGTGTGACACCAGTAGATCCTATACCTGATGATATTCCCATAGGAACCAATGAAACTAATATAACTGGTAAATCATTGTTTAATATAAAATAAAAAATATACAATCATGAATGAAAATGAAGAAGCAAAACCATTAAGAGAAGATAAAATTATAAATAACACATATAATCAAGGAGAACAAACATTTGAAGATTTTGGAACTATGAAAGTTCATGATAGTGTGTTTTCTCTTTATGAAGATCAATTAGGAGATAACATAATAGAAAATCGAACATTAAAAATGTTGGATGATGAAATGTATGCAATATTTGAAAAATCTCCTTACTTTGAAAAATACAAAAAACCTAAACGTGCGGATGGTAACGATAGAATAAAAATGTATTATTATTTCAAAGAGCAACTTTTAAAAGAAAAGAAATATACAAATATGGAAATTTTCATTGCATTTGCAGAATTTTTTCAAGTCAATTATGACCAACTTTATAATGAAGTGGGTGTTATGGATAAAGAATGTTTATTAAAAGAATTAAATGAAAAATATGGTTTAACACACAAGATAAAAACAAAAAGACTTTTCTAGTATGAGTGATTTGAAACAATTCAAAGTAGAAGTTCAAAATATACCCTATAAACGCATATTTCTTTTATCTGACTTACATTTTGGAGTAAGAGCAAATTCAATAGAATGGTTAAATAATCAAGAATCATTTTTTAGAAATTTTTATATTCCTTATTTAAAAGAAAATGTAAAAGAAGGAGATATTCTATTCATTTTAGGCGATTGGTTTGATAATAGACAATTATTAGATATTTTAGTTATGAATACGTCAATTGATATTATCATTGACTTATCTGAAATATTACCGGTTTATTTTCTTACAGGAAATCATGACATTTATAAGAAATATGATACTGATGTAAATTCAATTGTTGCATTTAGATATATTCCTAATGTTACAATTTATGAAAAACCCACAATAATATCTAATGGAACTTCTACTATTTTAATTCTTCCGTGGATTGGAAATAAAGAAATGGAAGAGAATTATGTTAGAGCTAATAAAAGTCAATACATATTTACACATGCAAATATATCTGGATTTAAATATGATAATGGAAAGGATATAAAATCTTTATACGCCACAGATTTTTCAAAATTTAAAAATATTAAGAAATTATTTTCTGGTCATATTCATAAACGTCAAGAAATAGGAAATCTTATTTATATTGGATCTCCTTATCATACCAAAAGATCTGACATATCAAATGAGAAGGGTTTATATTTATTTGAGCCTGACAATAATGTATACTCATTTGTTCCTAATGCATATTCACCAATATATCAAAGAATATTATTAGAGAATATTTTAGAACTTTCATTAACTGACACCATAAAACTATTAAATAACAACTATACAGACATAATAGTCCCTGACAAATATATACATTTATTTAACTTAACGAAATTTATAGATATATTAAGAGACTGCAACTATAAAAAGATAGAAACAGTTGGAGAGAGAAAACGAATTGATGATGAATTATCAGATGCGTTAAATGGTGTCGAAACTAAAGATATACTTACATTGTTAGAATTAAGTTTATCAGACCTGGGGCACCAGATAGAAATACTGGTAAAACTAAAATTATTAAATCGTAAATATTACGAGAAAGCATCACGGGAGGACATTGAATAATGAGTGAAACTAATTTAAGAGGATCTCTAGAATCAGAATTCCAAGAAAACCCTGATTGTTATGTAATATTTGCAACAAACGGATTAGAAATGGGCCGAATGATAGCTGCAAATAAAGGTGATTATTGTAAAGAACACCAAGGAGATTTAGTTATTTTTAACGCTAATATCATTACTAAAACTTACGGAAAAATATGGTATGGTGATTTAAATATAACTCACGATTTTGATAATTTAAAAAATGTTGCCGATCAACTTAAAGAAGATTTATATATTTTAGTTGAAGGCGAAGCAAGATTTGGATATGAAAAACGACCTATTGAAATTTTGATAGCCAAAGCTAGAACGGTAATAAATTGTAATAAATACATAAAAGAAAAAAAGTCAAAATCAAATGGTAATGGCAAAAGTAATGGAACTAAAAAAACTTCAGTAGAATCAAAAATTAAAAAAGAAAAGTAGTGTTTTTGAAACACACTAAGATATATAAAATATAACCTTGTGATTAAAGAGTTAGTGTTCTATAAGAACATTTGAGTTGGAGAAATACCAATGAATAACTTTTTAAATAACTAAAAAATGTAAGGAATATGACAAAAAATTATTATGCGCAAGGGGCAACTGAGCCCACACTTTTTATTACCAAAGGTAGACAAAGAGTAAAACAGTACGATGACAACATCGTTTATCTAAAAAATGGAGATGAGTTCGAATTTGAACTCTTTAATCCAAAATCTAACAAAGTTTTAGCTAAAATCAAATTGAACGGAACCTATTTTCGTTCTGGAATTGTTTTACGTCCAGGTGAAAGAGTGTTTCTTGAGAGATATCTTGATGAAGCTAGAAAATTTAAGTTCGAAACGTATGAAGTTGATAGCAGCGACGTTCGTATAAGAGATGCTATCAGAAACAATGGTGATGTAGAAGTTGAATTTTATGATGAAGCTCAGCCTTCACCGTCATTAAGGTATAATTATTATTGGCCTGAAACTCATTATCATTATCACTCACATTACACAAGTCAACCAGAGCCAACACCAACATGGACAATGTACGGAGGAACAGGTGGCCTAAGTATAGGTTCATCAGAAACTATAAGTTCAACTTCTTCGAGTTCTTCAATAACTAACGCTGGATATTGTTGTACGAATAGTGTTGATGTGGGAGCTTCTAAATCAGCAGTTCGTGAGCCAGTTGAAACTGGTAGAGTAGAAAAAGGTGATATATCAAATCAAGCTCTTAATACCGATTACTCATCATTTAATTCATGGATGTGTAATAAAGTGGTTTGGAAAATTCTTCCTGAATCTCAACGCCCATATGTACGAGAAGACTTATCAGTTTATTGTACGAATTGTGGAGCTAAAAGAAAGAAATCTTCTCACAAATTTTGTCCAAACTGCGGAACAAAATTCTAATTAAAAATTATCGTCACAAGGTTATATGCAAGAGGGCTTCGGCCCTTTTTGTTTTTAAAACTTTATCTCATTTATTCTATATAAAATTAAATACGTTTTTATGAAGTTAAAGAAAATTGAATGGAGAAACATCGGTCCCTTTGGAAATAAACTTCAATCACTCGAATTACCTGATGAAGGTGGACTCTGGATGGTTCTTGGAAAAAATGGAAATGGAAAGTCCTTTTTTGTTAATCTCCCAAAAATACTTTACTATGGGCGTCTTGATCGCTTTAAGAAAGATGAAATTGCAAATCGCTTAAACAAACATGGGTGGATTCGTGGAGAAGATCAAGTATCACCTGATACTGTCATTACAATTGAAAGAAACTTTTCTGCAATTGATCTTCGAGTTGATAAAAATGAAGAAGACATAGGAAAGTCAGGTATATTAAATTACCAAGATTATATTGATTTAGAGGTCACTGGACTGCCATATCACATCTTCTCGAACATTATCTCATTAAGTATTAATGAATTTAAATCCTTCATATCGATGACGCCGCATGATAAGAGAATCATTATCGACAAGCTCTTCGCTATGGAAATCATTAACAAAATGAATGAGTTAGTTAAAAAGGATCTACGAGATGTTAAAACAAATATGGATCTTTTTGATCGAGAAATCTTAACGCTTAAAAACAATATTGATATTGCAGTTAAAGAATTACAAAAACTTAAAGATAAAGTAGCTCAAGATAATACTGTTAAAATATTAGAATTGGCTAAACAATTAGAATTATATAAACCTAAGTTAGAAGAAGGCATTTCTAAGAAAAAGTTATATGAAGGAAAAAGAGATGAAATAAACAAATCATATAATATTTTTCAACAGGAAAGAATGAAAGTTCAACATGAAATAAAACATCTTGAAAGTCAAATAGAATTATTCAAACAAGAAAAATGCCCAACTTGTGCAACACCGTTTAATGATACAAGATTTGATTTGATAAAAGGAAAATTGAAAGAAGAAATTACAAGAAAAAGAGAAAGCTTAATTGCAATAAATTCAGATGAAGCTAAGTATACTGCTGCTTTAGATAAAATAAAAGCAGGTTTAGTAACTATAAACAATTTTATTATTCAGGTTCAAACAACATATAATACAATTGAAAAAGAAATGAATAAATTGAAAATTGATAAGCCAAAGGAATTTTCAAGTATTCAAAATATTATATCTGAAAATACAATAAATCTTACAACCAAAAATGATGAAAAAGTTAAGTATGATGAAGAATATAAGTATTTAGCTATTCTTGAACAATTGTATTCAGATGCTGGAGTTAAAAAGAAAATATTAGAAAGTTATCTTCCTACACTTAATAAAGAAATAGCATATACATTACTTGAGTTACACTTTCCATATAATTTAACATTCAATTCAGATTTTGAACCGGAGTTACATCATTTAGGAATCGAAATAGGTGTTGATACTCTAAGCACTGGTGAAAAGAAAAGAGTTGACCTTGCAGTTTTGATTTCTATAATAAGAATGTTAAAACGTAAATATCCAGGATTAAACATATTCATGTTAGATGAAGTCCTATCATCAATTGATGGAGATGGAATATATGACATTATTGGATTACTCCAGAAGATAACAAGAGAAATGAATATGAACATATTTGTCATTAATCACAGTCCTTTGCCCATTGAACAATTTGATTATAGAATAGAGATAAACAAAAACGCAGGATTTAGTGATTTAACTATAGAGAAATTGAGTCAAGGACATGAAGGAGAATGAGAATTCTCCTTTTTCTTTTAAATATATAAAATAAACTTACAATATATTGAGAGCACGTTTAATATACGAAAAATTTGAAGAACAATCAGATCCTATTAGAGATATGGAAATAGGTGGTGCTGAAATTGATATTAAAAAAGAAATGAAATTTATACAGCATCAAGCAAATGTACGTAAATTAACGTTTTTTAAAAAATTATATGGGAAAACGATAGAAGGTTATTTTGCTAAAAACGGTGAACTTGGTATGTGGAAATTTAAACTTAAAAAAGTATCTGAAGGTAAAATAATATTGAATACATATTATTTTGTAGATGAAGAAGGTAATGAGTATCGTTTAGATAGTGACAAAATAAAAGTTTGGGGATGAGAGCGCAGTTTGTATATGAATCTTTAACACCTAAAGTAAAATGGGATTGGACATTTAAGAATGAAAAGATAATTGAAATTTTTAAATATCAAGGAGTTCCTATTAAAGTAGTAAAAGTTGGAAGTGATCCTACGCGATATTATGCCATACCTTCATTAGGTGAACCCACACGTCCAATGACTTATTATAATTTAAAAACTGCAATTGATAGAACAAAAGATAATATAGATTTACATAAACATTTTACCAAAGAGAATATGCAAATGCCTTTTAGAAATGATGGTAATAAACCTATTTCTCAAAAATATCCATTAGAAAATCCTAATTATTTAGGAGATTGCGCTAATGACAATAAAAGAAAAAAGAAACGCCGTAAAATTAAAAAATAATATGAAAAACAAAATTATGGTTATTGAAGAATCTCTATATGAATTCTCCAAAAGAGGCAGACCCAAAAAAGGTAAATCACCAGAACGAATGAGAGGTATCGATTCTCCTGATATGTGGAATGATCTTCAAGATGAAGAAGAAACACCTATTGAAGATATTAATGTTGACACATCAGATATGGAAACCGCAGATGAAATTGAAGTTGATGACAATGGTTATGGTGATGAACTACAAGCTGCTTTAAACAATGAAGTTCAAATGTTAGAAATTAATAGAAGAGAACTTACATTTCGTATCAAAGGTGATTTAGATAAAGTGTATAATGGAATTCCATTAGCAAAAATGGGAAATGGCGAAGCATTCTTATTTAAACTAGATGATGGAAAAATAAAGAAAATTTTTATTAATGATATTATTGTTGAACAACAAAAAGGAAAAAATAATAGAGCTATCACAATAAACGAATGAAATTAATTAGAGAACATATAAATGAAAAATTTATTGAAGATGGTGATCCTATACATCAAATGGGTATAGGATTAATTGATCAACTAAAAAAAGAATACATAAAAGATAACAGCTATGATTGGTATAAAATAACTCCCGAAAATATAACATTAGAAGATTTACTAGAATTTTGCCTTCCAAAAAATAAATATGGTCTAGATGTAATTGAAGCATTAATATCTGCAGGAGTTAATCTAAATGATAAAGATCATGAATACTTACGTTATGCAGTACTTAGAGGAATGGATTTTATGAAATTTCTTTTAGATAAAGGAGTAAAAGCAAATAGTAATAGATCTATGGCCCTGGGTCTTGCCATTCAATACAAGAATTTTGATATAGCAGAATTTTTAATACAACGTGGAGCTAGTGTAAAAGCAGTAGGATCAGAGCAATTAGCAAATGCAATTAGAAATAATGATATTACTACAATAAAATGGTTAATAAAAAGAGGTGCAAATCCAAACGCATTTAATTATCGTGCTCTTAGACAAGCATTAAAGGAAAAAAAATATGATATGGCTGATATGTTTGCTGAAGAGTATATAAAAGATCGTAAAAAGACATGAAATTAGTTAGAGAACATATTAACGAAAAGTTTGAAGAAGATGGCGATCCAATACAAGATATGGGTATTGGTTTAATAAAAAAAGTAAACAAATGGATTAATGAAAATGATCATTTTTTTAGAGTCTACGATAACTCTGCAGTTAAACAATATGATAAATGCAAACAACAAATTTTAAAAAGATCACGTATTAAAATAAATGAAGATGATTTAACTATTGATGTTGATGGCTGGGTAGATATATCTGATAAGTTTGAAACATTACCAGAATACATAAGATTTGGCGTTATAAAAGGAGATTTTGCGTGTTGTTTTGATTTTGATAAATACCAAAAATTTATGCCAAAACAAGTAGACGGAGAAATTAGATATTATATAGAAAATTATTACATTAATATACAATATGCAAAACAAATAAGAGAAAATATTAAAAAAGTATGCAAAGTTAAAAATATAAAAATTATAAAAGGATAATTTAGGCATGAAATTGGTTAAAGAACATATTATACTTGAGAAATTTGAAGAAGATGGAGATCCTGTGATAGACTTAGGCATTGGAGCAAAAAAATTTATAAATTCATTACCAGAATTATTTTTAGAAGCAGATAATGATAATTTATATTATTGGACTATAAAGTTACATCCTAATAAAATTGTTGTTGCACATAATGTATCTAAAATAAACAATAGCAAATTATTACAATTAAAACCTATGTTAGAATATAACAAAAAAATTATCAAAAAAATAGGTGCCGAAAATGTATTAGGAGACCCATATCCTGCTGAAAATATAACGCCTTTGCAATTAGCGGATCCAGATCAATTTCCTTATATTTATATTCCTATAAATCCTCGTTATACAAACTGGGTAACTGATACAAAGGCTGCTGGCCGAAGTTATACTGATCCTAAAAAAATTCAAACATTTATAGGCATAAATATAAGAGAATCTTTAAATGAAAAATTCACAAAAGAGAGCGATCCTATAAAAGATATGGGAATAGGATTTAATGCAATAAAAAATCTTTTTTGGGAAGAAATTGAAAAAGAATTTCCTTTGCTTAAACCTCCAAAATCTTATGAAATGAGTTTAGTTACATTTTATCCAAAAGTTAGAAAAATTAGAATAGACTCAAAATATTTTTCAGATGTAGGAATTATAAGCTTATCAAAAGCATTAAGAAAAATAGAATCACGCCATGCAAATTTATTTAAAGTTACACAATGGCCTGAATATAAAGGTGTATATTTTCAAAATAGAAGAAATAAAGCAGCTATAATTAAAATATTATGAGAGCACGATTTGTTAATGAAAAATTTGAAGATGAATCTGATCCTATTCATGATATGAATATAGGACCACAAGATTATGTTTATAGATGTATAGACTGTGGAAATTATATAGATAAAAATGGTGATAATTTAGAAGGTGGAGATCTTGAATACGCAGAACAATTATTTAAAGCATTTGGAAATAAAAAAATAAAACCTGCGCAGTGTTTTTCGTGTTATCAACAAGAACAAGATCAACAAGCTCAAGAATATTATGCAAGAGAGCAAGAACATGAATACGAAAGACAAAGACAAGAAGAAGAGAGATGGCAACAAGATAGATTTAGTGATGAACAAGAATATGGAAGAAGATGGTAATAGTTAGAGAACATATAATACTAGAAAAGTTTAGTGAAGAGAGTGATCCTATAAAAGATATGGACATAGGATTAAATCATTTAATTTCTGAGTGGATTAAATATGTTAATAGTATTTATGAAAAAGATTCAGGCCAATATAATAAAATAGAACGTTATAAAATAAATGAAGACGGAAGTATAGATGTAGGTAAACCCATAACTAAGGAAGACGCATTAGACTATTTAAAAACTGGATCGGGCCTTGATTATCCTGATCCTTTATGCATTAGAGGTGATATTATTAAAAAAATTCCTGATTTTATTCAATTTAACAATTGTTTTGGTGATTGTTATTTTAATGTTAGTGCTATAGAATCTCTTAGAGGATGCCCTCGTATAGTATATGGAGTTTTTTGCGTCAATAATGATTATAATTTAACAAAATTAGATTTTCTTCCTGAAGTAATTTATGGAAGTTTTTATGGATATAAATGTAAAGGCGTATTTAAGAAAAATGAAATTAGAAAGAGATGCGTTGTCCACGGCAGTATTTATGTATAATTCAATTAATCTATAAAACTTAGTATCTTTATTTTCATAGAATATTGATATACTTATATTATGGATATTGAAAAATCCCTTAAAGAATTTGTTGAAACATTTTTATATGATGACTTTACAATTTGTGATGAATATATATATAATAAAAATGTATGAAAGACTTTAAAAAAAATAAAAATTTAGAATTTATTTGTGAAGAATGTGATAAAGAATTTAAAAATAAAGAAATATTATGTAAACATATTAAAAAATATCATGGTGATATTAAAATTTATTTTGATAAATGGCTTAAAGAAAATACTGACGGCATTTGCAAAATATGTGGTAAACCTACATATTTTAATAATTTAAAAGGATATAGAATATATTGTTCAAAAAAATGTGTAAATAATGATGTTTATATAAGAGAAAAAATAAAAAATACAAATTATTTAAAATATGGATTTAACACACCCATTCAAAATGAAGAAATCAAGAAAAAAATACAAAAAACAAATTTAAAAAAATATGATAGTGTTACACCTTTTCATTCTAAAAAAATACAAGAAAAATGTAAACTAACTATTAAAGAAAAATATGGTGTTACTAATTCATATCTTATACCAAATATCAGAAAAAAAGCTTTAGTAAATGCTCATCTAGAAAAAGCAAATGAAAAACGAATAAAATCTTTATTTAAAACTTATGGTGTTGATAATGCATTTAAATCTGATATTATAAAAGAAAAAATTAAAGAAACGACTAAAAATAAATATGGTGTTATATTTAATTCTCAAAATTATGAAATTCATAAAAAACAACAAATAAATGGATTTCAAGCTAAACAATATAAAAACACAAATATTTATTATCGTGGTTCATATGAATTAGATTTTCTTGAAAAATATTATAATAAATATCCCGATATGCAAAATGCTCCTTCTGTTAAATATACATTTGATGGAAAGGAAAAAGTTTATTTTCCAGATTTTTATATTCCGTCTTTGAATTTAATAATTGAATGCAAAAGTACGTATTATTATAATAAATTTTTAGAAAAAAATAAATCTAAAGAATTTGAAACACGCAAATATTATAATTATATTTTAATATTAGATAAAAATGAACTCTTTACGTCTTAATGAATTAATTGAAGAATTTCGCATTACATTTTTAGGTGAATTATGGCAATGGAGAAAAGGCCAAAAAGAAGCTATTATAGAAATTATAAATGCATATAACAACGGAATTAAAACAGTTATAGTTGATGCGCCTGTAGGAAGTGGAAAAAGTATTTTAGCGATGTGCGCATCTTGGATATTTAATAAAATCGATAAAAAATGTTATATACTTGCATCTGACATATCTTTGCAAGAACAATATGAAAAAGATTTTAAAAAATTCAATTTAAACTGGGGCTCAATAAAAGGTATTGATAATTATTTATGCATAGATAATAATGAAAAAAATTCATTAGGAACTTGTAGGATAAGAAATATACAAGCTAGAAAAATGTCTTGTTATAATGAATGCCCATATTATTATGCACGAGATATTGCATCAAAAACTTCTACTTCTTTATTAAATTATGCGTATTGGTTAATTTCTCAAAATTATGTTAATCAACATTTAGACGAACCAATTTTTCCGCCACGGCAAGTGACTTTTTGTGATGAAGGGCATAAAATACTTGATATAATTCAAAATCACTATTCACCAAGATTTGATAAAAAAACTATCGAAAAATTAGAAAAACTTACAGAGTTCTTTGCTGTATTTAAAGTTAAAGATCACATTAGAGATTTCAGCGATATTAAATCAAATATAGGTAAATTATATAGAACTGATAATCAAGATACATTACATGAAATATTATTAGAAATTGAACTATCTTTTGAAGAATATTTTCCATCAGTTGAAAGGTTAAAAAAGAAAGTTGAAGAAGATTATCCACATGATAATCCACCAAGAGAATGGAAAGAAGCACTTAGAAATTGTGATTGGCTAAAAGATCTTCACTGTAAAGTTGAAGATTATAATGACATTATAGAGAAAACTTCAACAAGAAACATAATTAAAAATCCTACAGGAGAAGATGAACTTACATTTAATTGTTTAGAAGAATCTTATATGATGCATAAGTATTTTCATCAATGGACAGGATTTACAGTATTGATGAGTGCTACATTTGCAGATCCATCTAAATATCTTAGAAGCATTGCATTAAATACTGCTAAGTATATAAAAATGGATTCAAATTTTTCTTTTGAAAAATCTCCTATTTATTTTTATAATAGAAGAAGAATGACATATAATCAAATAGAAGCAAACTTACCGTGGCTATATAAGAAAATAGATGAAATACTTGAAAATCATAAACACGAAAGTGGAATAATTCATACAGCATCATATGATTTAGCAATGAAGATATATGAGCATATTCCTAAAAGACATAGAAGAAGAATTTTAGTATACAATGGAACTGAAGAAAAACGACAAGTTCTTGATATGCTTAAAGTAAATAAAGACAAAGTGCTACTTGGACCATCACTTCTTGAGGGGTTGGACTTAAAAGATGATTGGAGCAGATTTGCTATATTTGCTAAAGTTCCTTATTTATCATTAAGTGATAAGTTTGTTGCAACTAAATTAAAGATAAATCCTGAATGGTATCGCGAAAAAGCTATTCTAAATATATTACAGGGCACTGGGCGTTCTGTTCGTTCCGAGACTGATTGGGCTGTTACATACATATTAGACGGTGCACTTGCTGATTTAATTCATAATTCTAGAAAATCTTTTCCAAGTGAATTTTTAAATAGAATAATAATTGCAGAATAATGGTATAATTGAAATGCTATAATGATATATAAATAAAAGATTCATTATGCAAGTATACAAAATTATTAATTCTATAAACGGAAAAATATATGTAGGAAAAGATGAGCATAATAGAAAAAACTATTTAGGTTCGGGTAAACTTATAAAACAGGCTATTAAGAAATATGGCTATCAACATTTTAAAAAAGAAATTTTGCAAGAATGTTATTCTAAAGAAGAACTATGTAAGTACGAAATATTTTGGATAAATGAATTAAATTCAATTTCACCAAATGGATATAACATATGTTTTGGAGGAAACGGTGGTGATACAACGTCTTTTCACCCAAATAAACAAGAAATAATTGAAAAAAGGCGAAAATCAAATATAGGTAAAAAAAGATCTCCAGAATTTTGTGCGTTAATGAAAACCCTTGCACAAAATGTTGATCCTAATGTTAGAAAAGACGGGTGTAGAAAAGCTGTTGAAAATAGAAAAAAACGAATTAAAGAAATCGGATATACTGAAAAAGAAATTTTAGCACATAAAAAATTTAGAGAAAAATTAATAGAATATAATAAATCATATGAGGGGCGAAAACGTGTTTCCAAACAATTTAAAGGAAAAAAGAAACCTGCATTTTCTGAGGAACATCGCAGAAATATAGGATTAGCAAGTAAAGGAAGAAAAATTCCAGGAAAATCAATAATTATAAATGATGTATATTACGAAAGTTTGCACGATGCACATAGAAAATTAAATATTCCTTTAATGACAATACGAAATAGATTAATAAATAAAAATTTTCCTTCATGGAATTATAATTTATACAAAGACTCGTGATAATGAATGAATAAATAAAATAAATTCATTATTCTGAAAATTCTTAAAAAACATATTGACGAAAAATTCGAAGAAGAAAGTGATCCTATTCATGACATGGGCATAGGTCTACGTGCAATCTGGAATACTCTTAAAAAAGGTGATGTGTTAAGATTCAAAAAAACTTTAAGAATGACAAGAAATGGGCTTCCTTCAGATGAAAAATATGTAAAAGGTACATATCTTGTTATAAGACGAGCAGATCGTGAAGAAAATAAAGATGGCGAAAAATATATTGCATATGATTATTATGAAACAAAAAATAAAGATTTTTTAAAAACTGAACCTACAAAAACTGGTGAGTATTGGACATGGGATTACTCATTTTTTTCTGAATTTTTTGAATTAGTGTTTAGAAATGATTTAGAAGAATCTTTAAATGAAAAATTTAAAGAAGAAAGTGATCCAATAGATGATTTAGGAATAGGCTTAAGCGGTATAGTTAAGAAATTAGAAAAAGCAACATCACATCAAATATTTCATACTTATTTCAAAGATTATTTTACACCACATACTGAGCCTATTTTGAAACATGTGTTTACTGATGTATTTTATTACACATTAAAATATATCGTTAAATCAAAAATGAACCCTCAAGCTGCGTTTAATAAAGCAGTTCGTTTACGAGATTTAGATAAAAATCTTGGTGCTAATATTTATAGAAGAGAGTTCATTGCAAAAGCACTTAAAGATAATTTTAATATAGATGTAGACTGTGCATTTAAAAAGATGAAAGAATCTGTAAATGAAAAATTCGAAGAAGAAAGTGATCCTATACATTCTATGGGTATTGGAATGGAACGTATAATAAAAGACTGGATTGAAAAAGAATTAAATATGGATTATAATGCGCAGAAAAAATTTCTTTTAGATATATGCGCTACTCACGGAAAACTTGATTTTATAAAATATTTAGTTGAAACTGGCGTAAAGGTAAAAAGTCCTGTAGGAAATAACGCTCTTAAAAGTGCTGCAGCAATGGGATATCTAGAAATAGTTAAATATCTTTTAGAAAAAGGAGCAGATCCAAAGGTCGATGATAGTTTTGCAATGAGATGGGCTGCAAGAGAAGGACACTATGAAGTTGTAAAGGTGTTACTTGAAGCAGGAGCATATGCACGAGCTAAAGGAGATTATGCATTTAAAATGGCAAATAATTATGGGCATAAAAAAATAGTTAAATTACTTTCACAATTTGGTGCTGATCCATATAAGCATGTAGATGTAAAAGAATCTTTGTCTGAAAAATTTGAAGAAGAAAGTGATCCTATTAAAGATTTAGATATAGGAAATCCGTGGAAAACCATTTCTCGAGGAGATATAGTTCACAATAAACGACCTATGGGTTGGTCTGGACCAAATTTTAATCAGTTTTATAGTTCTACATACGCAGTAGTTACAAAAGCTGAATTAAAAGGTAGTATTTTAAAATTGGTTGTTATTGCGTTACATGATTTACAAAGTGCAATTGAAATTTCACAAAAATATTTAGATGAAAAAATAGGTTATATGTTATGGGAAGAAACTCAAGATATAAACACCTGGTCAAAATATTTCATACTCTATAGAGCTCCTGAATTTAAAGAAGAAATAACTGCGCCCTTAGATGAAAAATTCGAAGAAGAAAGCGATCCTATAAAAGATTTAGGCATTGGCATGAGAGAAAGAATAATAAAATTTCTGAAAGAACACGGCGAATATCGAGAAGGCACTAAAGAAGAAATGTTAAGAATATCTTGTATATATGGTAAACCAGAATTTGTTGAATTTTTAATTGCTGATGGTGTAAATATTCACACTAGTCAAGATGCACCTTTACGACAATCTGCATACAAAGGATGTATAGAATGTATGAAACTTTTATTGGAAGCCGGCGCCGATATTAATGCATTACAAGGAGCAGCGTTACTATGGGCAGTGCAGAAAAAACGATATGAATCAGTTGAATTTTTACTTAAAAATGGCGCTGATGTAAATATAAACGATGGAAAAGCAATACGAGAAGCTTGCAGTAATGATGATGTTAAAATGGCAAAAATTTTATTTGATCATGGCGCAGATATACATGCATGGCATAATTGGATTCTAAAAATTGTTTGGGGTGGAAACTCAAGTAAACAAATGAATGATCTCATAGACGATCAATTAAAAAAAGAGGATAAATAAAATAAAGTAATAATGGCAGATTTTTCTCCGGGCCTAAATTTAGCTTTACACCAAAGATATAATAATGAAGATATCTTTACTCGTGCTATAATTGCAGGTTTGCTAGACATATTAAATAATAAAATATCATATCAACAGGTATGGACAAATGAATATACTGAAAATATTGCAGTTCCTTGGTATTACAATATGTCAGGTGATGAAAGATTTATGCAAGATTTTTACACATTTTATGGTAGTTGTTTAGCACCAAGACCTGTTGATGGAAATTTTGATATGATTCCAAGAGGAATTGTTACTTACACTGGTTCTATTATAGATTCTGTACGAACAACATCTCGTTATGTGCAAGGTAATTATCTTAAAGAAGTTAATGGGCAATTACAAACATTCAGATCTTTTCTTTATTCAATTCCTTTGAATATTAACTTTGCATGTGAAATTTGGACAGACACACAAATAACTTCTCTTAAAATTGAACAATTAATACGTGAAGTATTTTATAAAACTATAACCTTTTATGTTTATTACAAAGGAATGAGAATAGGCTGCACTGTTGGATTTCCTGAAGATATAGCATTAGAAAAAAATATTCAATATGCTTTTGAATCAAATAACAATACTGTTCCAAAAATAAAATTCAATTTACAAGTAGAATCATATCAACCTGTATTTGATCCTACTACTGAAGTAAATGCAAATGATTACATTACAGGTATAGGATATAGACTTATTGATAGATTACATCCTAAACATGACGGAATTATAGTCATAACTTCTCCTGCAGATGGAACAGATGATAATCCTCTTATTGTTCCAAAAGGATATCCCCTTTGGATTGAATGGGATTACACTAAAGAAAATGCAATTATAAATCGTATAAATGCATATTGGTTACATCATAATAATAATGAAAGACATTTAATAGAACAATTAGTTCCTAATCATGAATATTATATTTGGAACATACCCGAAACATTTACAAATTATAGACATCCAGTTATAATATGGTCAACAGATTCTAGTGTTTCTGTTTATAGAGAACCTAATGTAAGGATAATACCTGATACTAGCACTGGAGATATAAGCGCAAACTCATTTATGATTGTCGACAAAGGATATTTCTTATCACCTTTAAGAGACATGTCAGTGAATGCTGTATTGGAAATGAGAAACGATTCAGGCGGTGTAGTATATTCAAATGATGGTTCATTATATTTCAATTTAGTGGGTAATAAATTAGATTCTGTAGTACTGCCTGACGGCCCTATTAGATTTCCCGGAACTGTTGATTACAAGTTGATCGACATACAAATAGCAAATAGTGTTAACCCCGAGGTGTATGATGTCATCCAGAACATTAAAATTGTCTAAAAAATTAAAAAGATGATAAATATATAAATAAAATAAAATAATTAATGAGGGCAAAGACAATATGTTTTTATTATGTATATATAATAACCAATACATTATCAAACAAACAATACGTTGGCAGTCATGTTTGTTATAAAAATAATATTGATGATGATATTTATTGGGGATCCAGTAAATCTCTCAAAAAGGATTATGAAATATATGGAAAACAATATTTTGTTAAAAAAATTTTAAAATGTTATGATAATAAAAATGAAATGTTAGATGGTGAGACTGAATATATTTTAAAATATGATACGTTATTTCCAAATGGATATAATAAATTTTTACCAAACACAAGAAAAGGATTTCATATGTTTGGCACAAATCCTACGGAAGAAACATTAAATAAAATGAGAAAATCACATATAGGATTAAAAAAGACGGAAGAAACAAAAGATAAAATAAAAGAAAAAAGAAAACATCAAGTTTTTTCAGATGAAACAAAAAATAAAATAAGCATATCTCATACAGGAAAAACACAATCAGAAATAACAAAAAACAAAAAAAGAATATCTATGTTAGGAAAAAATATAGGTAAAAAATTAAACAAAGAACAAATAGAAAAAAGAAAAAATATTAAAAAAATAAAATGTCCATATTGTAATAAAGAGTATTTTTCGCATAATTATTATTTATGGCATGGCGAAAATTGTAAGTGTAAAAATTAATTAAATAATTATGATTACGAAAATTAATAATCTTAAGGAAACCACAGACAACGCTGAAGTTAAAGCAGTATGCGAGTCTACAATCACTGCGATCAGTTCAGCAATTTATAATGGCGTGTCAACGGAAGCACGTCTAGAAATCGAATCTGTTGCTTTGAATAACTTATTTGAAGAACTAGAAAAACATTCTAAAGATAAAGTTATTACAGAATGGCTTAATAATCAAAAACGACTTTATTTCGTTAAGAATATAGGCATTCGTAAAGCTGTAAAAACTCTTCTAGAAAAAGAGTCTAGATTCGATTATACTCTTACCGCTATTCTTGAACATTTTCGAGAAAAACTTGACAATGAAGTTTCAGAAGCTCTTCTTTATGAAGATTTCATTTCTGCATTATCCGGCGGATATAATCACATACCTGCTGTTCAAACAGAATTGAGCGTTGTAGGTGAAAGGATTAAGAAATATAAGAATGATATTGACATTACCAAGATAATTGAAACAATGAAAGAGACTCGCAGCAATTATCTTATTCCGTTAATTGAAGATGTGGTTGATAATTATTTGACTAATAAAACTGAACAATCAAAAAGTTCATTAAAAGAAACTTTGGTTAAGTTCAGCTATGATCCATTTATTCGTGATATTCTTAATGTTGTTATGTTGGATGCAACAGCACTTCAACTTGAATATGCTAACGCAGCATGTGATATTGAAGAAAAGTTGTTCTCACCAATTCTTTATTTAGGTGAAAATGAAGTTCTGTTTAATGTTAAAGGAACCTACTATGTGAAGAAGGGAAATAATGTTAACAAACTAAAGAAAGAAGAAGTTGCAAATCTTAATGAAGATTTCAAATCACTCTGTGATGTTATCAATATGCCAGGTGTTGAAGTTTCTAAGAAAGATGTTAAACTTTACGTAGGTGAAGATAGTGCTATATTAACAGATACCGAAACTATTGTTAACGGAAAAACTTTTAAAGCACAACAACTCAATGAAGGATTTGCTGCATCTTTGTGGGCAGGAAATAGAGATTTCTATAATTTCATGAATGTATTAAGAAATAACTTTGATGAAATTGCTGAATTAGATTTCGTTAAAAGAGTTTATCTTAAAGAAAATGAAAACTATGCAGCTGATGTATTTAAATTAAGAGATAATATTTTCATAACAACTTATGATCCTCTTAATAACAAATCTACATTCTATCGTAATATTAATCCTATTCAAGCTGAGAAAGTTATGATGGAGCATATGAGATATGATGTATCTAAAACATTTGAAGATATTCTTCCTAACAAAGAAAAGATTCTTGCTGAAATTGATGAAACCAAGAAAGAATATTCTGATTACATTAATGAAATTCAAAGTAAAATAGATTCATTCTCAAATTACGGATCTAGTAATCCAACAGCATCCTCAGTTATTACTGCACTTACAGAAGAACTTGAAGAAATTAAGAATGATTATAAAAACTATCTTAATAGAGTTGAAGAATACACTAGTGTAGCTGAAAATTTGAATATTACAGTTCAAGATGACCAATCTGGTAAATCTTATACAGTAGTTGTTCCAACAGGCGCAATGGCTGCAAAAGGTGAACAAGGAACAGGTGAAGTTGGTGCAGAAGGTGATGAATTTGGAACTGAAGTAGGTATGGCTAGTATGCCAGCTCCTGCTGCAGGTGGTGCAGCATCAGCAGTTACATTTGATGATGACCAATCAGAACTTATAAGTGATCAACCTTCAGATGATACAGATAAAGTTGATTTAGGAGCAGATGATCTTGAAGCTTATGCTGATAAAGTAGATGCTGAAAAGGAACTTGAAGCACCTGAAGGTGAAGAAGAAGGTAGTGAAGGTCAACCTGGAGAAGCAACTCCTGGTGAAGAACCTGCTGGTGAAGGTGGTGAATTAGATCTTGGTGCAACTACAGGACAAGAAGGTGAAGGCCAAGGAACAGAAGTTGAAGCTCCTGCTGAAGAAGCTCCTACGGGTGAAGAAACCCCAGTAGAAGAAAAACCATTAGAAAAACCAGAAGAAGCTGTAGGTGCTCCTAATAAGAATCTTGAAAGAACTAACTTTGAAAAAGATAAAAATCCAAATGATTTGGAAGAACCTAAAAAAGTTAAAAAAGTTTTCTTAAAGAGACCAAAGAAATAATAATAAAAATATAGATTATAATATGGCAGCTCAGGTAAAGAAAGTCGAAGTAAAAAAGAAATCTCTTAATGAGAGTATTCAAATTGAGGATACTGTAAAATATAAGGGTCAAAAAGGTTATGTGACAGGCCAAATAGATGGTAAATATATTGTAGCTATCCAGGGAAGCACATATCTTGTAGATAA